TAGACACACGCATTGCCGGAGACCCGCGCATTGCCGTAGACCCACGCATTGCCGGAGACACACTCCAGGTTGCGTTCGGACTCGATATATCCGCCCACATCTCCAGCAGCAATGCCGAGAGCGGCAATCGCCACCAACGCGCGGATGCGCTTGATGGTCCGCCCTGGCGCGATGACGATCACATCACCATCGACGAATTCGTATTTCTTCATGCTGCTCTATCCCAAAGTTGAACAATAAAAAGGTCCCCATCGATCACGATGCAGGCGTGACATCCACGCGCCATTCCTTCGGCTGCGTAAGCCTCTGCTTCGGCTCTGGTGTAGAAGGAAAGTGCACTCATGGTCAGATGATGAAGACGCCGACAGCGGCGATTGCTGCGACTGCGAAGTGGGCGACGATGATGGTCATGTCAGTTCTCCGGTGTGTTGCAGAAGGCCCCGAAGGGCCGGGATGTTTAGGCGACAATCAGGTCTTCGCGCAGGGAGCGTTCGACTTCGTTCGAGTACCCGATGATCTCTCCGGTACGAAGGTCCTTCCACACCGACAGATAGCCTTCTGGGCGTTTCCATGGACCTGTCGGAGTCGGATGCACGTTGCGCTTTGTGTTCATGATGAACTTCCAGAAAGTCTCTTTCGAGACTTCCCGAAAGCCGGCGAGATTGCCGGCGCCGCTCATGCTGCAGACGCTGCGGTTTCAGCGTCCTCCACATCCATCGCCAGGATTTCGAGGGCGTAGGCTTCGGACTGCTGGCGGCTGTACTTCTTGAAATCGGACTCGAAGTATTCAAGGGCAAACTTCGTCGCAATCTTCGCCTCGTGCTCGCCGAACTGCATCTTCAGGTAGCTGGCGAACTTGGCGGATGCGTAGCGGGTCATCAGTTCTTGCTTGTTCATGTCCGTGTCCTTCCGTGTTGCGATGGCTCTACTGTAGCGCATTGCATTGGCACGTGTCTAGTGGAAAACCCCTGGACTACTGCAAAGTCTTGCAGGTATGATGCAGTACATGAACACACAAGACATCCGAGCAAAGCTCGAAAAGCTATCTTCTTCACAGATGCAGCGACTAGCTGACTTGAGCGAACTGCATGTTCGTACGCTCTGGGGCATCCGGTGCGGAACTACGAAACACGCCAGCGAGACCACACGGGACAAGCTGACGATGGCGCTGCGCAAGATGCCGCGTAGCGCATTCAAGGAAAGGGAATAGAAATGAAAGCCGCAATCGTGGGTAGCCTCATCGCGCTGACTGCCGTGTCAGCCCAGGCTCAAGAGGAATGGATCGCCGTAGCCAGCGCCAAGAGCACTGAATGGCACGTCAAGGCTGGATCAGGGAAGCTCATGAAGGCAGGCGCTTTCATCGTCATTGAGCGTGAACGCAACGCCAACGCCACCAAGTACAGCCTCACCGCCGTCTGGCCGTCCGAATGCTTGAGGGGCTTCGGCACGATGTACAGCTATGACTTCAATGGCAACCCGTTGGGCAAGGATAGCTTCGTCCTAACCGGAACGACGGTCGCCGATGTTCTGGCGTCAGCTTACTGCGGCGCTGCTCTCCAGATGCAGTCAAGGGATCTGTGATGAAACGCGACGACTACCTGCGCAGCATTGGCGCTACACCGCTGCCCAAGGCCAACGAGGACTATGCGCTCATGGACTCCATGGGCGCCTATGCCGATCCACGCATTGCTAAGCGGCCTCCGTCTGTGCATGTCTTTCCTGAGCGTGATGCGCTTCCTGGTGTGTGCTTTGGTGTCGGCTGCCCACAACATGCAACATGCGCCAAGTGGCTCGCAATCGAAGGCGCCAACCCTGACGCGCCTCGAATGGCTCGCTGCTCCGAAGGCGCAGAGCGTCCAGGCTTCTCTGAGATTTCGTGATGCACTTCGCAAATTCGGCCATTGATGCGGTGCACAATTTTACTTTCTTGCAGAAAGTTGTGGACAAGGCCGGTTTGCTGAGTAAAAATCCGCCCGTCACCTTGGCAGGGGATGTCGATCAGGCTAGCATGCGTGAGGCCCTTACTCATGCGTTCCTAGACAAGCTTGATTGTCTGTCCCCTGCCAGGAAGGAACGCAGCAGTAAGGGCCTTTTGCGTTCCAGACTTGGGAGAGTTTGGGCGGGCCTACCGGCATCAACAGCGAACTCTCCTGAAAAGCGGTACTGGTGGGAAAGAGGCTGCAACACCGCGCATGCTGATGGCGAAGAAAGCGTCAGCGCCTCGAACGGCTTTCGAGTGTCCACCGTGTCCTCACAGGGTTGGCTAAAGGTCTTTCTCGGCTACTGCTGGGAAAGGCTGAGTGCCGCTCGGAACCTCTAGGGTTAAGCAAATGAGCATTGAAGAACAACCTGTATCGAATGCGTATGACGATACATGGGCGGATACATGGGTGATCCTCTGGTTCTGGAAAGATAAGCCGGGCGGCGGCATTGCCGATTGGTTTGTCGAAAGACATATTGCCGAGAACGCTCTATTCGTTCTCCAAACGCATGGAGACCCTTCAAAAGAATTCAAGCTTGAAGTCCTTTAAGTCCCTTTCTTGACAAGGAGTGTTTGGCAGCGTTTCACATGGTTTGACTCCTAGACACGAGTCCACCTCAACAAACAAAAATGAGTTGACGAGGTAGTACATGCCGGAATGGCTTGACAAAGAAGCGTGGGCAGCCTTTTTGGAGATGCGCCACGCAATGGGGAAAAAGGTTCCTTTCACGGCCTTGGCTGAGAAGAGAACGATACATGAGTTGGAAAGGCTTGAATCGGAGGGACACCCGAATGGGGAGGTTCTATGGCAGTCAGTAATGATGGGCTACCGTGGAGTGTTCCCGCTCAAAAACCGGCAGCCCCAGCAAACCGCCTCTTTCCGCCAACAGGACGTTGATGCGAAACGGGCCAGGGTGGCAGAGATGACAGGCGGTCTTCTCGGCGTCCGTCCAGTTCAGGAGGTGGAAGATGAGCGGCAACTCAAACTCCATTGAGCCGTTACCAGCTCGGGCCGTTGACCGTATCTTCGCCCGGCTCCTGGTTCGCTATGGGGCTGCGTGGATCAGGCTTTGGGATGGCCTTGATATGGCCTTCGTTAAGGAGGACTGGTCCCGGGAACTCGCTGGCATGGATTACGACGCCATTGCCTACGCGCTGGACAACCTTCCAGACGACAAGCCGCCACCAACAGCGACGGCATTCCGCAAGCTGGCAATCAATCGCCCGGCCTACTACCGGCCTGCCCTTCCAGAACCACGTGCAGACCGCGCCAGAGTGGCTGCAATCCTCTCAAACCTAAAACTTGGTTCATCGGATGAGCGGGCGTGGGCTCGGGCCTTGGCGGCCCGGGAAGAGGCTGGAGAGCATCTCAGCTACACGCAGAAGAAGGCATGGCGGCAGGCTATGGGTCATCGTGATTAAGCCCTGTATGGGCGGCTGGTGCCGCTATCGGGAGCAATGCCAGCACTACGATTGCCCGACTGATCGGGAAACGAACGACAACCCGGCAGAGCGGCTATGCGAGCCGGGTTATGAAAAGGTGATGTTTTTTAGACGAGTGATGGACAGAGAATGGGCACAAAAGGAAAAAACCTAGGCGGCATCCATACGATTGAGGACCTGAAGGAGCGATGCGACATCGACGAGTTCACTGACTGCTGGCATTACAAAGGCGCGACATTCAATGGCGCCCCAGTGGTCAATGTTCACTACGAGGGGAAGCGAAGGGCCCTGCGTGGAAGGAGGGCGGCATTGATTCTCGCTGGGGTCAAGATCAAGCCGGGGAATGAGGCATATGCGCGGGAGTGCTGCAAGTCGGACGATTGCGTGAATCCAGATCATTCAAGGCAAGGAAGCCGCGCAGAATCTAGGAAGGCTCTGGCGAAGAGTGGCCGACTCAAGGGGCAGCCAAAGACTATCGCGGCAAGGAAAAAGACGGCCGAAGCGAATCGCAAGCTCACACAAGAGCAGGTTCAAGAAATCAAAAGCAGCCCGGAATCGAACGTGGAAATATCCAATCGCATGGGCATTCACAGGCGAACTATCTGGTCCATCAGAAATGGATATAGCTGGAAGGACCACGCATACAGCGTATTCAACTGGAGGCCATAGTATGTCCAAGAGGCTGAGTAATGACCCGGCGACGACCGCAGTAATGGAATGGTTCGAGGATGGGAACACTGGTACTGAATACAACATCTCGGAGGAACTCCATATTCCTGTTGAGATGGCCTCTCTTATCGTGAAAAGACTTAATAGATTCGGCATCGTTAAGAGGGTCGGCCGTGTTGTTATTTCGCCTAAGGGAAAACGATGTGCAATCTGGGGTGAATGCGAGGTCATAATTAAGAATAAGCCGGTTAATGTCTCTGAGGTGATTACGAATCAGCCGGAGATTGTGAGAATCTGGAACAGGGTGGTCGCATGAGAAAAAGAGGTCATAGAAAGCCGCAGTATGTTTTCAACGACCCGCTTTCAATCTTCAAGCGAGTGGCAGTAAAGAAGCGAAATACAATGATGTTGCGGTATCTCTCCGCGCTGGAATCCATCGCAACAGGTAGTAATCCGACCGTGGAGGAATTGAAAGACCTATCAGATGTTATGAACATCTGCGAGACGCTAGCGGTCAGCATGGGGAGAATGGACCGCAAGGAGGTGTGCCCGATCATTAGCAATGCAGCTTCGGCGATCGCGGATGCGTCTGAGAGGTACAGGGAAGGCAAGACCATCAGGATGGATGGTCATGGCCTGGAGGCGATGAGGACGCTAATTGATATATATCGCCAGTGTATAGAGCGCCTCAGTGAGATGGAAATGACGATGGCGACGGAAATCACTAATCGTCGTCTGGAGAAGTACCGCAAGCGCCAGCGTTTGGGCGTGACAGTAATTCAACTCTAGGGAAAAAGAAATGAAGAACGATGTGCCATCCTGGGGCTCAAACCAGGGCCGCCATGGGAACGATTACCGTAAGCCGATGACGCGCAGTGACGCTGATCTTGTCATCTGGCTGGCTGTCACATCGTCTGTCATCACCGTTGGCATCATCGCGGCGCTTTTTCAGGTGTTCTCATGATTGGCGCGTTGCTCAGGTTTGCTTGGCTGGTCATCCTGACTGTTGGATATGCGACAGTTGCCGGTGTCTTGGTCGGCATGTTCTGTGGCGCGGTAGTTGCTGGGTTCAAAATGTTCCCATGGTGAGGTACGCCAAAAAGGTTGACAACAATCACGCCGAGATTCGTGACGGGCTCCGGGATTATGGCTATGAGGTGGGAGACCTCTCGGCAGTTGGCGGGGGCGTTCCTGACCTCATGGTGCGGATAGTTAATGGCCGCTCGCTATTCCTTGAGGTGAAGGACAGCAGGATTAAGAAAGCCGAGCAAGCCTTAACCGATGAGCAGGAAAAGTGGTGGTATTACAACCATGAAACGACGAGAATCGTGCAAACTCTCAGTGAAGCTCTGAGAGAATGTGAGTGGGTTAGACAGCGATGGGCTAGCCAATAGAATATCTGGAGATAACTAATGGATGCTGCAGGAATGTTCGCGTGTGGTGTTATTGGATTCCTAGTCGGGGTGATTTTTACTGTCGTTCTGATGACGCATATGTTCTTTGCTCCAATCCATGAGGATTCAGAGAAGTGAACTGCAAGGCATGCAAAGAGGCGGAGAAGAACGCCCGCACGGGGCACTATCAAGCCGAGTGCATGGAATGCTGGTGCAGGGCGATGGCGCAAAGCCCAGCAGCACACAGGGCGCTAGGAGGCTCACCGGAAGAGCTTCAGGCGCTTATCAAGTCCAAATATCCGGACAGGGCCAGATTCCACGAGGCAAGGCTCGGGATCTGGAGGTGGATTCGTAAGTTTGACCCAAAGGAATGACATGTTGCTCCCATCAGCTTTTCAAGACAAAGACATCCCGCTCACTCTCGGCAAGAAGATCGAGCGCCAGGAGCCAGCCAAAGCCGATCCGTTCCGGGAGTTCGAGCGACACAACCACGACATCCCATGCATGGCAAAGCTTCCGGACGAGTACGTGAAGGAGGCGGCAAAGGAACTGAAACGCCAGTGGGAAGAGAACCGCGCCAAGCATCAGCGGGTGGACAACAAGGCGAAACTGGGTGAGTTGAACAAAGAGATTGACAGGATCAATGCGCTCATTGACCAACGTCAGAAGGAGCGTGAGCAGTGGGCCCGAGAACGGCCAGAATGGCTGGCATGGGCGGAGCGCGTCGAGTCGACTTTGCCAGCATGGCCGAAGATCGACGCATCAGCCGTACCAGTGGGCGCACCACTCACGCCATACGGCCAATCCATTTACATGTACGGCACAGGGGATAAGTGATGGAATGCGGGGCATTCGTAACATCAAAGCTAGGGGAAGAGGTGGAGCTATGAGCATTCTGGAATTCATCTTCAGCAGCTTTTGGGTGTTCGTCGGAGTGCTGATGCTCATCAGTGGCGTGTTCTCTGGGGTCGCACGCGTGGTGAGGGCGTGTCGAGGCATGGGGGAATGATGGATAAGCCAAGGATCTACAAAAGAAATGCTTCTTGGTTCTGTTGTTCGACGGAGGCGCGCGGGGAAGGAAGCAATCCCGCTGCCGCATACATGTCATGGCGTATTAATGTGACGCAGACGCGGTTCAAAGCCTCATTTGCAGGGAGCAAAAGGATAGCGGGAGTGTTGATGAATGGCTAAGACAAAGACTCAATTTCTAGAGGAAAGCGAAGAAGAAGTATTCCGACTCATCAGAGCGGGAGAGATGCTCGCGGCCATCGCTCAGCAAATGGGAGTCAGTCAGGCTTGTCTTTCTGAGTGGCTTGACATTGGCGAACGTCCCGCGCGCGCGCGCGAGGCCAGAGCGAAGGCATCTTCAGCCTGGGACGAGAAAGCCGAGCGCGGAATCGCCGAAGCATCCGACGCCTTCGAGCTGGCCAAGGCAAAAGAGCTTGCCCACCACTACCGCTGGCGTGCCTCGAAGATCGCCCCGAAGCTCTATGGGGACAAGGTGCAAACCGAGGTGACTGGTGTTGACGGCGGGCCGCTGGAGGTGGTTGTGACCTATGTCAGCCCGAAAAAGGCTGAGGAATGATCTGCAAAGCCTGTAAGCGCGACCATAGCCCGATGCTGACGTGCGGAAGGGCGGCGCGTTTGTTAGACAATGGCGACCAGCTTGTTAGACAAAGTGAGCCGGTAGGCGCAGTTTTGTTAGACAAGCCTGGATTTGATAAGGTCGCCTACCAGCGCGAGTACATGCGCAAGCGGCGAGCCGCAGCAAAACAGGCCAAATGACATCGATCAGCATCGACCTCCCCGCATGGGCTGAGAAGCTGGACAAGCCAGCCCGCTACAAGATCGCAGTAGGTGGGCGAGGTGGCTCCAAGAGCTGGACCTTTGCCCGCAAGCTCCTTCTTGATGGCCTTGTGAATCCTGGTCGCATCCTCTGCGCTCGGGAGACGATGAAGTCAATGAAAGATTCAGTACATGAGGTTCTCGCCACACAGATTCAGGCAATGAATCTCGGGGGGCGCTATCAAGTGCTTTCGGATGAGATTAGGGGCATTGGCTTCGATACCCGCTTCGGCTACGCCGGGCTGCGCACTCATGGGATCACCAATATCAAGTCCTGGGAAGGTGCGCGACGCTGCTGGGTGGAAGAAGCGCAGGTAGTTTCGAAGAAGTCCTGGGAGGTGCTGACGCCGACCATTCGCGCTCCAGGTTCTGAGATCTGGATCGGCATGAATCCGGAGTTGGACACGGACTATTCGTACACCGAGTTCGTGCTCAATCCGCAGCCTGACAGCATCGTAATCCCGGTGAACTGGCGCGATAACCCTTGGCTGCCTCCAGAGCTGGAGAAGGAGCGCCTAACCAAGCTGGCCCGCGATCCTGAGGGCTACGAGACAATCTGGGAGGGAAAATGCCGACCGGCCGTCGAGGGCGCCATCTACGCCAAGGAAATCGACGCCATGCAGCGCGATGGCCGCGTCACCCGCGTTCCCTACGATCCGCTGCTGCCGGTCCATACCATTTGGGACCTCGGCTGGCAAGACAGCATGGTTATCGTGATGGTGCAGCGCGTGGCCTCGGAGCTTCGGGTGATCGGCTGCATCATGGATAACCTCCGGACGCTTGACAGCTATGTGAGTGAATTGAACGCGCTCGGGTATCGCTGGGGTACAGACTGGATTCCCCATGACGGCCGGGCGAAGAATACGCACACCGGCAAATCCACAGAGGAAATGCTCCGGACGATGCAACGCAAGGTGCAGATCGTCCCGAATATCGGGATTGAGGATGGAATCAGGGCCGCCCGTCAGATGTTCCCTCGCGTCTGGATGGATAAAGGCGCTGGCGACCTGCTGAACTCGCTCAAGCGGTACAAGCGGGCCCAGCATGCCAATGGCACATTCGGCGCTCCGATGCACGATGATGCCTCTCACGGGGCCGATGCCTGGAGATATTTGGCAATCGTGGCAGACAAACTGAGCAACGGCTTGCAGGGCTCCACATACGATTTCATGCCAGGAGTACGGTAAACTGCGCCGACAAAAGCGCAGGAGATACCGTTAATGGCAACGGATTCAAAAGTCAAGGATTCCGTCGAGGCTTATCAGGACGCACTTGATGTCACCTCAAGCCAGCGGGAGCAGATCAAGGAAGACCTTGAGTTTTCGGACCCCTCGAATCCCCGTCAATGGGATGACGCAGAGAAAGCAGCGCGGGAGCGCGATCCGGGCGGGGCGCGGCCTTGTCTGGTATTCGATCTGGTGGGGCAATACATCGCAAACGTTGCTGGCCAGATCGAGAAGCGGCCTCCTTCGATCCACGTCATTCCTGTAGACAGTGGTGCGGATGTAAAGGTCGCAGAACAGCTTGACGGTGTATTCCGGGCGATTGAATACTCATCGCGGTCGCAACAGCATTACGCACGGGCGCTTACCAGCGCAGCCCGGTCTGGCGTGGGGTATCTCATCCTGCGTCCAGAGGTCACGGACAGGGCTCTCAACTACCAGATGCCCATGATTAGCTCGGAGGGCGATCCTCTCCGGGTGCTCCTTGACCCGTGGTCTGTGGAGCTTGATGGCTCAGACGCTGACTTCGGCTTCCTCCTGACGCCGCTCTCACAGAAGCAATTCGCCAGAAAGTACGGCAAGGATGCACAACTAGTGAGCTTCGGCGATGACGACGCCGCAGATGAACGGGAATCAATCATCGTTGCAGAGGAATGGCGCACCGAAGAGAAAAAGCGTGTCGTCGTCCTCTATACCGATGAGCAGGGCCAGGAATCGAGCCTGCCGGAAGAGGACTTCGCTGCTGCGCTGCAACAGGGCCAGCAGTTCCAGGTGACTGGCACCTATAACGACCTATACAAGTGCGTCAAATGGCGCCGCATGTCAGGCGCCGAGGTGCTGGAAGAGGAACGCGAGTATCCCGCCTCTGGCATCGGCATCGTGCCTGTGTATGGGTATGTCGGCTACGCAGATGGGCGCATGACCTACTGCGGACTGCCTCGCCGTGCGCGCTCCGCACAGCAGTCCTATAACCGTGCGATGTCCGAGATTCGGGCATACATGGATCAGGCGCCGAAAGCCCCATGGATTGCCTCTGTGCGTGCCGTTCGTGGCTTGGAAAAGCTATGGGAGCGCACCAGTGTTGAATCGCGTGGCTTCCTGCCATACAACGATATCGACGACATGGGAGCGCCCATTCCAGCGCCGACGCGGATGCAGCCATCGGTGAACCTCAATAACCTGATGGGGACGGCCGAGACTGCGAAGAACGACATCCAGGCGACGATTGGCATGTATGCGGCCAACATCGGGCAGGCATCGAACGAAACGTCTGGCATTGCTATCGAAAACCGTAAGGAGCAGGGCGAGGCATCTACTGCTCACTTCCCCTCCCATCTCGCAGCATCTCTCGGGCAAGTTGGGCGCTTGTGTCTGGAGATGATCCCGCGTCTTATCGACACCAAGCGGCAGATCCGCATCATGGGGATCGACGCGAAGCCGGGTTCTGTCACTGTCGATCCGCAGCAGAAAGAGCCGTTGGTCGAGGGAGACGGTCGCGGCGTCACGATCAATCCGAACGTCGGCAAATACGACGTGCGCGTGGTGGTCGGTGCTTCGTTCTCAACCCAACGCTCCCAGGCCCAGGAAGCATATACCGAGATGATGCGGGCCAATCCCGCCATCATGCCGGTGATTGCCCCTCTTTGGGCTCAGACGCTCGATGTATCCCATGCAGACAAGCTCGCCCAGGTCTTGACGGCTGTTGCGCCTCCCGAGGTCCGTGCCATCCTCCAGCCGGGCGAGGATGGCGAGAGCAAGGAGCAACTTAAGGCGAAGCTGGCAGATGCCCAGAAGGCAATCGAAGAGGCTACCAAGCTCGCCAAAGATGCGCAGATGGACGCAGATCAGGCGCATGCGAAGCTCGCCCAGCAGGCAGAGGAACTGGCCCAGCATGATGACGAGGTGTCCATCAAAGCATACGAGGCAAGGACGAATCGCCTCAAGGTCACAGGCGTAATGATGCAGCCAGCCGAAGTTCAGGCCCTCGTCCAGCAGACGGTCATGTCCATATTGGCTCAACCGATGCCAATGGAAGCGCCGCAAGAGCAATACGAAGAATCGCCCCCCGCACTGGATTTAGAAGTACCGCAAGAGCACATCCAGCCAACGCAAGAGCAGCCCCAGCCGGAGATGCCGATGCAAAGCGGGGATCTGTCACAGGAGGGGGGACCTCCGAGTGATATTCCGCAGGTAGAGCCTGCACCCGGAGAACTGTAGAGATGCCCACGTCCGTACCCTTTAATTCCACCATCACAATCACACTCGCTGTCGGCGACGATTGTTATATCGAATCAGGGGGCGGTTATGCCTCTGTCGAGGCTGCGCCTGTCAACACTGTCTCGGACATCTGGCAAATCGGCCCGTCGAACTGGCGGCGCCGTTTCGGCCCGTACTGGCGTCGAACTGTCCTGACCATCACGAACAAAGACGCCTCTCTCAGCTATACGACAACGGTGGAGGGCGCAACTGGCGGCACGCCTGCCACGGCTGAAGCGTCGAACACGCTGACGATTGACAGCACGATTCGCCAGTATGCTCCGCTGACTGTCAGTGGAGCGACGACGATCACTGTCACCGGTACGACGCTCGGTGCAGTAGCGTCGATGGTGGTCCTTCCGGATGGAGCGAACGTACCGACCATCTCCGGCGCTGATGAGTGGGGTTCGAGTTTCGGCTATCTCAACACCACCCGCGTGCCGAACCGCCTCGATGTCTGGTATGACGGCGTGGCCCGGCGATACGCATGGAGCCAGCAGGCCACACCGGCCGCTGTAGCTGCACCAGCCCCGGCGCCCGTTCCAGCGCCGCCCCCTCCGGCTCCAGCCCCAAGCCCCGCGCCTAGCCCGGCACCTTCTCCGAGTCCGTCGCCTGCGCCATCTCCGGCGCCAAGCGAAGACGCCATCACCGTGGCCTATCGCGCCGCCCTTGTCGCCGCCGGCGTCACACCGAACGAGACGCACATGGGCTATGCGGACACCTTTGCGAAGGGTCTGCGTTCGGCCGGGATTCACACCAAGATCGCCGCCATCAACCTCGCCTGCCAGGACACGCTCGCCGGGTCTCTGGTCCCGCTGATCGGCCCGAATGCCGCAGGCGTCAACAACCCGACGTTTGATCCGACACTTGGATGGTCGAACGCCACCTCGACCTCGTACGTCAATACGGCTGTCACGCCAACGACATCGCCGCTCGGGTTCGGCGCCTACCTCCGTACATCCCAAGCCTCAGATGGCACGGCACGCTGCTTGATTGGCACCTCGGCCGCTGCTGATGTCTACCGCATCTGCGGAAACCGCAATGCCGCTGGTTCGTCGGCATCTGGCGCTGTCTCTGGCCTGACGGGTGGCACGGTTAACGGCGTGGGGACGACAGGTGGCCTCGTGGCCGGTGCATATCACGTCATTCGCCGTGGCGCTACCGATGAGGTGCTTCTTAAGAACGGGGTAAATGTCGCCACGAATGCGAACAGCACGACCCAAGGTGCTGGGACGGTCCCGCTGTATCTGTACGTCCAGAATGCAACCGCAGGCCCGACGACCACCTCTGTACTCTCGACAGGATCACGGATCGCCGCCTACTGGGTAGATGACGGCACGCTGACCGATGAAGAGGCCGGTACGCTGTACACGCTGCTCCAGACATTCCAGACATCAATGGGGCGCCAAGTATGATGCTGCGCCCTTACCCTAGGGCGCCGCTTTCCTCTCTGAACATCATGGCCCACGGCAATAGCCTGACGGCCGGGGTCGGAGCGGGAGCCAGCGCCAACGCGGCACGGTGGACGGATGTTGCGGCTGCTCGACTCGGTATCTCCGTTGCGAATTACGGTGTCGGCGGTCAATCCATTCAGGGAATGAAATCAACGGCCCCTACCGTGATTGACGCCAATCTCCAGGCAGGAAAGCTCAATGTCCTGATTGCCTGGGAATTCACAAACGAGATTTCCGGGAATGGCCGTGACCCAGTAGCAGCGCATACCCAGTGGGCGAGCTATTGCAACGCCAGACGGGCGGCTGCGGCTGCGGCTGGAAAGAAGCTGTACATCATCACAGTCGGGCTAATCCCTGCGGGAGCGGGTGCGACGACGGCCATTACTGATTCCCGTATGGCCGCGATGATTGCTGCGAATCGCTTGCTCCGGGCGAATTACCGCACATACAGCGATCAATTCGTGGATGTTGCGGCCATGGAGCCATTCCGGTCGCTTTATGCGGGTGGAGATTGGTCCACATCGGCATTCGATTCTGCGAGCGTCTACCACCGTTCTGACGGTACTGCCGATGATCGCGTCCATCTCGGAGATGCTGGTTATGCGCTGGTCGGCAAAACCATAGCCCAGGCTGTCAAGCGCGTGAGGCGTCTGTAATACGGGTCGGAATCCGCATATCACTAGAATACCGGCTATCACAACCACGGAGATAGCCGGATGGATTCCGACATCGTAGGGCAGCCACAGGCCGATGAGGCGAAGGTAGCTAACGAATCTGAAGCGAAACCAGAGGACCAAGCTGAACACGGCGAACAAGCCGAGCAAGGCGAGAAATCCGATGACAAAGCAGAGGAAGCGAAGCCAACCAAGACGCCGGAGCAAAAGGAGCTAGAAAAGGCCCGTCGCCGCATTGGCAAACTTACGCGTAGATTGCACGAGCAAAGCGCTCAGTATGCAAAACCTACACAAAGGGAGTACCATTCACCCGACGACGACGAGCCTATTACGCTCACGCGCGCTGAATTGCAAGCCAAGATCCAAGAGGAAGCCATTAAGGTGGCTCCGGTGGTGAAGGAGCAGGAGGCGGTGTTAGAGCACCGGAAGGCCGTAATCGCCGCCCTCGATAAGGATTTCGGAACAGAGAAGTTCAACGAAATCGCGGCAGATTTAGATGAGGCATTGGGCGGGCTGGCAGACCGAAATGGTCACCCGAAGCCGGTCGCTGATGCGATCTTTGAATCTGAGAATCCGCGAGCACTGATTGAATATCTCGCCGATCCAGATCACGAGGATGAGGCTAGGGCCATTGGGCGCATGAGCGCCACTCAGGCAGCGCGAGCGATCGTCAAGATCGAGGCGAAGCTCGACGGCAAGCCCAAGCCATCCAAAGCGGCAGAACCTCTAGCCCCTGTAAAGGCGGCTGCGAGCGGCAAGAAATCCATTTTTGAGATGAGCGACGAAGAGTTTTTCAAACAACGTCGCAACTTCGGCAAACGCAAATAAGGAGACAGTAAATGTCTAATACTTTCAAAGTCACTGACATGGTGGCAAAGGAAGCTCTGCGCATCGCGCATGAAAAGCTTCAGTTCATCGGATCGATTGATCGTCAATACGACGAATCCTTCACCTATCAGCCCGGCCGAGGCCCCCTCGGTCAGACCCTGCGGGTCAAGAGCCCGAACATGTACAAGCGCCGTCAAGGCTCGCGTGTCATGGACGTGCAGGACCAGAACGAAACCACGCAAACCCTCACCGTCGCCACCCAGGACGGCGTGGACATGCGTTTCAACTCGCAGGAACTGATTCAATCGGTCTCCAGCGAAGGCGCGTTCAACAACCTCTCGAAGAACTACATCGAACCGGCGATTGCCACGCTGTGCTCGGGTATCGAAGCTGACATGTTGGCGTTTGCCACCAAGGCCACGTATCAAGTCGCTGGCACCGCTGGCACTGCCCTTACCGACCTCGTTGCGGTCGGCGCCGCCCGCGCCAAGCTGAACCAGCAACTGGCCCCGAAGGACGGCAACCGCTACATCCAGTGCGATTCCATCGCCATGGGTGGTCTGGTCAACGGCCTTAAAGGTCTGTTCCAGGACAGCGCGCAGATCCGCGAGCAATACCGCGAAGGCATGATCGGCCGCACCGCCATGGCCGATTGGTACGAAAACGACCGCATGTGGACGCTGCCGAACTCGGCAGACGTGGCTGGTGAAATCAATGCCGGTACGCTGACCAGCGGCATCACCTCGCTGACTGTGGACGGCTTCACCGACGCCCCCGTGGCTGGCATGGTGTTCACCGTGGAAGGCATCTACGACGTTCACCCGGAAACCAAGACCGCCTACGCGCACCTGAAGCAATTCGTTGTTACGTCGGCAACGACCACGACGATCAACTTCAGCCCGGCGATGATCTATGACACGACCAACGCACGCCAAAACTGCTCTGGTACGCCTGTGGATAACGCCGACATCACCTTCGTCGGCTCGGCCAGCACGAACTACGTGCAGCAACTGATGTACCACAAAGAGGCCTACCAGTTCATCACGGCCGACCTGCCGCTGATGAGCGATTCGGTGACCTGTGTGCGCAAGCGCATGGATAACCTGTCGCTGCGTGTCTGGCAAGGCTCGGACATCCGCAATGACGAACTGCTGATGCGTATTGATATACTGTATGGCATGGCTGCTCTGAGGCCAGAATGGGGCTGCAGGCTCATCGGAGCCGCCAACGCCTGATTGACCATTACACATAGCCTTTTTGTTATTATGCCTCACCAAAACAGCATGAATGCAGAAAGCTATGTGTTCCTTCGATGGTTGCGAGCGAAAGGTTTTTGGGCACGGGCTGTGTCAGGCGCATTACAAGCAGGCGAGAGCAGGCAAGGAATTGCGCCCAATCGATACGAGGCGCGGCCAGACGGTTGGAATGACGGAGTACCAGCGTTTCATGCACTGGGTGCAGGTGGCGGACACAGGGTCCTGCTGGCTGTGGCTAGGAAGCATCCGAAGCACCGGGGGAAACGTCAAATACGGGCAATTCACCAACGCTGCCAAGCAGAACGAATCAGCGCATCGCGCTGCGTGGCGGCTAATGAAGGGCCCGATACCGGCCGGAATGAGTGTGCTTCATCATTGCGACAATCCGCTATGTTGCAACCCACGTCATCTGTTCTCAGGAACTCAGGCGGACAACATGGCGGATATGTGGAAGAAGAAGCGCGGTCTTCGTGGCTCACGTCACGGCAATTCAAAGCTAACCGAGGATATCGTTCGGGATATCAGATCATCGAAGGAGTCAGGCGTTGAGCTAGCTCGGCGCTTAGGTCTAACACCAACCACAATCTGCGATATAAGGAAACGCAGAACGTGGACGCATATTGTTTAGGAGTTTCAACATGGCACTTTCTTCCAATCTCGAACGCCTCGGCTATGGCAGCCCTGACGGCTGCGTCGCCACCGGCATTCACCGTCAAGTCGTCACCGTCACGGCCAATGCGACCCTCCTGCCTGAGCAATCTGGCGCGCTGGTTCTGCTTGGCGTGGCTTCTGGCGCCACCGTCACCCTGCCCGCCCCGTCGGAAGGCATGCAGTTCGACGTGTCGGTGTCAGTCTCGCGGACCAGCAACTCGTACAAGATCATCACGAACTCGGCCTCCGTGTTCTTGCTTGGCGCGTATATGGCGGGCGACGCGACGATTGCCACCTCTGGCGACATCTTCACCGGCGACGGTTCGACCCATGTTGCGCTGACGTTTGACGGCGATACGAAGGGCGGCCTTGTCGGCGGCCATTTGCGCTTCACGGCCATCAGTGCAACGCAATGGTTCGTCGAGGGTCTCGCTATCGGCACTGGCACGATGGCAACCGCTTTTTCTACGAGTTGAGTAGTTATACAATGCGGTCGGCTGATTTTGGCTGACCGCATTATGGTGACTGCATGCAATATGGGACGTTGGCTTCTGAGTTGCGAGACATCCTTGACTACTGCCCGGATACGGGTGTTCTTACGTGGCGCATCTGTGTCGGGCGGTACGGGCGGATAAAGGCTGGCACTGTTGCTGGCGGCGTGAACTCCGCTAATGGGTATCACGTAATAAAGATACCGAAGGCAAAATGGCCGGTGCCAACGCACCGCATAGCGTGGGCGTGGATGACAGGAGAGTGGCCTGAACATGAGATCGACCACATTAACAGGGTTCGCTCTGACAATAGGTGGATCAATCTGCGGAAGGCAACTCTCCAGGAGAACATGCTCAACAAGTCGAAGTACAAGAACAATACAAGTGGATGCCCTGGCGTGAGATGGCACAAACATCGAGGCAAATGGACTGCTTGTATTGGTGCCAGCCGTAAAAGGCGGCATCTTGGTTACTTCGATGACAAGCAGGAGGCGGTAGATGTGTATCTCGCAGCGAAGGCGGATCTCCACGCGGCAGTCCCGTAACGATCCTTCGTTGGCTTGGCCTTCGGGCCTTAATGCGCCCGACTAACCCCGGGCGCCTTTTGCTAGAACAAGAGTAAAAAACGTGGACGCATGGACCAATACGGATTTCTTCACCGCCGTGACATTGGGGAAAGTGCCATGGGCGCGTCGCGTCTTCTTTTCCGGAAACAACCCGGACATTGATCCCGGCACGGAGCCAGAAGACATCTGGCCTTATGGCGGCCTCTTCTCGTTCAAGACATCGGGCGGGCAGTTGGAACTGGTCTCAGCCTCCGCCAATGACACAGCGGCAGGCACGGGTGCCCGCACAGTGCGCGTGGACTTCCTGTCCACTCAATACGCTGAGTTCTCCGAGGTCATCGTTCTGAATGGAACGACGGCTGTCCCAACCACCAGAACGGACATCCTCCGCGTGAATGGGGCGGTAGTTCTAACCACCGGATCATCCGGGCGCAACGAGGGCGTCATTACTATCCGTGACGTTGGTGCAGGAACCACCAGGGCGACGGTATCGACCTTCGTTGAAGGTGGGGCTAGCCCGGGCCAGTCATTCTTGGATCAGATGCTTTACACGGTACCAGCCGGGCATACGATGCTGGTTTACTCCGTGGATATGACTATCAACCGCGCCGGGGCAAACAGATGGGTTACCGCCCGCATATACGCCAGATCGAACACCGGCGTTATCCGCACACCGAAGGCTCTTAGCCTAAGCTCTGACCAAAGCTATACACTTTCGGGACGGATGCCGGTCCCTGTGCCTGAGAGGACGGATTGGTGGGTCAGAGTGATTAATGCAAGCGGCACCAACACCGACGTAAGCTGTAGTGCGGAGGCGATTTTGATTAGCAATGCGGGGTATTGATGATCTACGTAAAGCACCCTGAGCACGGAAACCGCCATATCTCGGATGAGGATGTGGCCGCCTATGTAGCGGATGGCTGGGTGGTTTGGCCTCGTTCTGCTGCTGAGAAAGCAGGCATCGCCGCTCCCGCGCCTGTGGCGCCGGAGCCGACTAAGCGTGGCCCCGGCAGGCCGAGAAAGGTCCAGAAATGACGACGGCTAGAGCGATCCTCGAAGATGCACTATCGTTCCACCTTAACCGCCTGAGCCCGGGCGAGTCGGCTGACGCCGATACGCTCAATGTCGGGCTTAGGGCCCTTAACAGTGTGGCAGATGAGTGGAATGGGATCAAAAGCTTCCTCTTTCGC